GATTGGCAACGGTCTTCAAATAGAATTGTGTAGTGCCGCTATCCGAGACTGCGTTGCCGGCCAATCCAGATGCAAAATACCCGACCGGGGTAGCGCACATATCACATGTGTTGGCGTTTTCTACTGTGTCATAGACACCACCGCCCACAACGAAGACTTTCCCTGTATAGCCTTCGTCCACAGCCGTGTTCGCGTTCACAAACGGCTGTACCGACGTATCCACCACCAACATCGACACATTTGCCAACTCGGCGGTCGTGTGTGCGCTGTCCGTCCAGACCCACGGCGTATAGAAATCCTTCGCATCGGCCGCATCGAACACATAAGACAAAAGAACATCGAGATCCTTGCCGTCGAAGGCAGCAACACCAGTGGACGCACCATAGTCGGCCGTTCCCATGGTCACGGTCGCGGAGGCGTTGACGAAGGGGTCGATTGACAAATCGAGATAGAGTGAATTATCCGCGTCGTCTAGGACAGAGATGTGCGCAGACGCACCGCTACCAGACGCACTGCTGAAGATGGCGGGTTCGTTGACAAGAAATCCGTCGCCTCCATCAGTTACGATGACGCCGGCAACCGAACCGACTGTCGTCGCGTACACGTGTGCGGAGGCGCCATACCCACCACCCCCGGTGATAGTGACAGTGTCGCCTTTCTCATAGTCGGTGCCGCCGCCGCCGACGGTAATACCAGAAATCACCGTCAAAATAGTCGTTTCAATTTGCGTTGTTGTATCTACATTCAGCAACGTTTGACCGGCACTGAACACGCCGCGGTCGCTTCCATACCGCAGATATAATTCATGTATTTGAACATGTTCTGGTCCGACGAGGGACGAGACAACACGTTCAACTTCTGCGGTCCCTGTTGTACTCTGAATTCGTTGCCCCGCATAATATGACGGGACATCCGCCTCGGCCCCCGCACCAGTTAGTTGCACTTTCAGCGTCAGCGGCGCAGACCACGTAGCATCACTGGTTTTGAGAATGTCCGTGCGCGGGTGGTACAGTTCGGCATCTGTATTAAAGAAGACGCGGAAGAACCACTTAATACTATCTTCTGTGCCTTTGTTCTGATAGAAATCGTGTAGGCTGCGCACAAACCAATCAGTAGAAACGTGCGCATACTGTGGATAGTTCTTGGCGAACATACCCACGAACTGGGTCTTGAACTCATCAAGCGTTGTGGCGCTGTCTCGATACTCCAACAGGCGCCGCGTTTCATATAATGGGCCGCCATACACCGTCGTTGTATTTGCCGTCGTAAGAGACGTAATACTGGCGTCCGACACGCCTGTTGTGAGGGCCGACGACAACTCCAGAACCGTGTTATTGGCAATAGAGTTCTCGGTGGACCGTATGGTGGCTGTGGTGGTACCTCCGAGTAGGATAGATTGCCCCGCAAGCAACTCCGTGGTAAAGAGTGTACCCGTACCTGTGAGTGTGGTGGAAGATGTATTTGAGACTGTGCCCGTAAGCCGGGTTTCGCCGGGACCATACGCAGGCGTGATTGCGTTCGTCGACGTTGTCCGGCCTTCTTCAAGGAAGCGGATAAATGCCGTCACAAATTCGACAAAGACCGGATATTCGCTTTCCGCGAAATCCGGGATCGCCGTCTTAATGAGGTGTGTGAAGTCTTGGCCGTTAATATAAGGGCGCATAAGATGTTATCGCAACACTCCACCCTGATAAAAATCATTGGCGGCGGTCGTTACTGCATCATCCGCAACATCTACACGAATAGAGGTTGCGTCGATGGTGAATATCCGATTCAAACTCGGCACCAAATCAGACCGTACGGGTAGCACGTTGAGCCGAATGTCCAAGTCGTCGTCCTCGATTCCCGTTGGAATAAATCCTGTAATGGTGACAATACCTGTTGTGATATCTACCGCACCAATCGAATCTTGCACGACCACTTGTGTTTGTGCCGCGCTTGTGGTGGTGTTTGACAATGCGACAACCTGCAACACATTGTTCGCTTCGGCAAAATAACAGTTTGTAAACGAGGTTCCATTCGCCGCAGTGTATCCGAATCGATGCCCCGTCAACTGTGTTGTGGGAAGAATGGCACTGGCATTTCCTGTGCGCAACAGTGGCGTACCAAACTTGAGTGTCAGTGTATTGCTGGCATTGAGTGTGGGATACATACGTTTCTGTATCTCCACGCGCGTCAGCGAACTGGAGATGGCGGGATCGGTATCATCGATGGCCCGCGCAAGACGCGAAAAACGAAATGCGGTATCGAACTTCTCCACAGCCGTCGTCGCATAATCCGTAATGCTTGTCTTAATTGCCGCGACCATCGCATCTTTGCTGCGCGTGGTGGCCTTCGTATCGTATAACGCCTTCGTGGCGATTACTACATAGACATAATCAGGAACCACAATTTCAGGAAGCACTCCAATAACCTGACGCGGAATAACCACGGTCTGCATAATGTTATTGTGCGTCGAGTCAGTGAAGCGCAATCCCACCTTGGGTTTCAAGGCAATATAAACATGCCCGTATGCAGGGCGTTCCTTCGCGTCATTCGGATTGCCCTCCTCCCCACCAAAGACGTTAATCGCCGCAATGCTATCCCCATACTCCGCAAGAATCAATGACTTATAGTCATCTCCGGTGACGCAGCGATTTTGTGCGGAATACATGAGTGGCGCGATATAGCGAATTTGGTCGACATCTTCCGCGTCGGACCCATTATAACTCGCAACAGTATCGGCATCAATCGTCGCAGTCACACCACGGGCGAGCCCAGAGAAGGAGGGGTCGTTGATGGTGAAGGGACCGTCAATTCCATTGCCGGCAGCGCCGCGACTGATGTAATAATCCACAAGAACAATATTGCCATGTAACAACTTCTTCCCAATGACACCATTACCAAACGTCAATTCAGGATAGCCGTTATACGCTTCACTCACGAGGAAAATTGCATTTGCCTCATTGACGAGTGCGACATTAGTTGGTTGGAGAAATGTCGTGCGTGTATTGGCTGACGCACTCTCCTGCACAACGACGCTGATATGCGAGAAGTCCGCATTCGCGTTGGGTATAATAAAGCGTTGCGTTGGGTCATTCACATCGACGGTGAATTGATAATCGGCAGGACGCCCCTCAACGAGCAGCACATCTGACGCCTCATAGTTGTTCGCTGTGGTGGTATTCTGAAGCAGCGCCGTATCGTCCACTGTATAGAATAGGTAAGACGTGTCGTCGTTCAGTTCAAACTTTGTGTTCTTGGACAACGTGACGGAGGTTGCTGAAGAACTGGTCATGGTCGCCGTCACGTTTGTGGTAATCACCGCGCTCTGTGTGCCGTGCGAATTGTACCCCAACATCTTGGCATGAGAAACAATCGACGACCGGAGTTGTGCGGTGTCCAGAAACGATTCATTCACCGCAGCGGTTACATAATAGTTATTGTAGAAGGTCACATACGCCAGCACACGCGACAGCAAACGTAGGCCGCTCCCCGTGAAGTCATAATCCGAAAAGGTCGGATCATCCTTCATGAAGGTGACCAGATTACTCAGAATCTGATCGTAGTCCAATTCTGTGATCGGAAGTTGTGCGGGTGTAGTGGCCATGGCTTATCTTAATCTGCTGAGATATAATGTTAGCGTTACGGGCGCCACTTGATTCGCAATGGTGAAAAGGAAATCGATATCATATCCCTGTTCATCACTGGTTGGCATTGCCGTAAGTTGGCGGATGCGGACACGCGGCTCATACGCATCAACCGTAGCTCGTATCTCATGCTGTAGCATCACCGTCGTAATCGTATCGATGGGTTCGAACAACAGCGTGTAAATGCGTGAACCAAATTCGGGAAAGAACGGCGTTTCTCCCGCACGCGACATGATTAGAAGTTTCAGTGATCGTTTCACCGCATCGGCATCGGACACCGTCACCACATCAGACGTTACTACGTTCCGTGCAAATGTCAACGAGACATCCTTATACGGCCGCGTCTTAGTGAAAATGGTTGATATCTCAGGCATGTGTCTCTAGTATTTAGTATGTGAGATTAACGGTACCAAGGTCCGTTGACACCCAGTTCGCCATCTGGCGTATCGCCCACAGGGGCGCCCACGGGATACCACTG